CTGCTCCATGGTGATCTGCTGATCAGGGCTTACGCCAGTATGGGCGTAAAACTCCTGCCTGGTCTCGGCCGAGGGCTCGAGCCAGCTGATGTCAACCGCTCTCGCGGCAGCCTTTGCAGCGGGATACAAAGACCTCTTGTCGAGGCCCTCGGCTTCGTATCCCAATAGGCGATGTGCTATGTCCCGGTCCACCTCCAAACCGGCTTTAGCCACGGGTTCCCACTCCATGGTGCCGACCACCGGGGCCTGTATGATAGGCCAGCCCCGGGCCCACGTGGCGTCCGACGTACACTTGGCCCTGACGTAGGCGGGCTTGTCGTGGGGCTTCTTGACTGTGTGGTTGAGGCAGAGGAGAGCCTTTCCGAGGAGACGGGGGAACCCCACCACCACGTCGGGCCCCTCATACCAGGCGTAGACATGCCGGGAGCAGTAAGACACCCGGTTGCCATCCCCACATAGAACCCCTGTCTCGGTCTTTGAGATGAAACCGAGTTGAGCCGCCACGTTGACGAACTCCCTGGAATAATCCCCCACCAGGTTTTCCGGGCCGACCACGAACCCATCATCCCCGCAAACCTTTATGAACCAGTCCGTGGGCTCGAGGTTGAGCCTCGAGGCGACAGTGGTGTGGAAGAAAAGGCTGGTGCAAGAGTTGAAGAGGGTGGTCCAGAAATCGCCGGAACAGTTGGAACCGGCGAGGAGGAAAGTCCAGTTGGCCCCGAAGGCCGAGAAGGCCGAGTGGGGGCTGTCACCGACCCTGTAGACGCACTTGCCGGATTTCGCAAGTGCGAGGTAGAACAGGTCTGCCTGTTCGTGGTCCCTGGGACCCCCCACCTCGTGGAGAACGTCCCGAAGCACGGCCTCGATGAAGATGACGAGCTGCTTCCTCAGGGCGGGGACCAAGTGGCCGTCCATTCTGGTGATGTCGAAAGACAGCGAAGCGAGCGACGAAAGGTGGTGGCGCTCGCAGTAGGCCCCCAATTGACTCTTGAAAGAAGCGGGGGAGTCGTAAACCCCATATGCCGGGAACCTGGCGGCTATGACCTTGCCTATGGCCGTAGTCAGGCCCAGGCAGGGACCCTTAACGGACTTATGTCGGTCCGAAATGATGCGGGGGACCTTATCTTCCGGGGCCAACGCTCCAGGGGTAATGTAACCCTGGAATTCCCTCTTGACGAAGGCGTTGACCGATGGCCTGATTAGGTCCCCCAGGTCCACTGCCT